GGTGACGGCCCCATATCTAAACCGACCCCACCAGTTTGCGAAACCTGCCTGGCCTGCCAAATATCGACAGCCAAAACCATCGCGGCCTCGCGCACACTAGCTGTGGATGCGTAAGCGGTGGTCTTTGTATCTGCACCAACGGCAGTGCCATAGGGCAGTACTCGTCTAAAGTTTTGATTAGCAGCTGTTTTAGAAAATTGAATAAAACTAAAACCCTGGAGATTTTGGTAAAAAGCAAGCTGCGAGTTAAACGCAGGAAACATGCTAGATGTGCCAGCGCTGAAAGGAAATGTTGCAGTAACTGTTGCACTGCCATTAAAAGTTGAACCAGCCCCAGCAATAGTCACAGTTTCCCCAACTGTAAAAATACCGGGGTTGGCCAACATCACTGTCGCAACGTTATTGGCAAGTGTAGTTCCCACAACTGGCGCGGAGTCAAACCATAGGAAGGAATTGATTTGATCCTCTGCCGATTGACACACTTCCTCAACGGTCGCATCGGAGTACAACGTACCGATACCAAGATTTGATCTCAGTTCGGCCATCGTTACATAAGTAGCGGGCATGTTGTACTCCTTTCTAAAAGGGTCGGTGGGTGAAAGGGCTAGTCACCCACCGACTACTAGGGTGTGGATCAGGTTAGATTAAAACGGCGCAGACCACCCGCGAAAACGGCCTGAGCTGCAATATAACCATAAAGTGCAATTTCAATCTCGCCTGTTGTTGGCACGTTAGTAGCCAAAGTAAGTACAGGAGATTCGAAAATTTCGATAGAACGTGGTTCGATAATAAACGCTGATTCATCGATTGAAGTTGCAACCATGTTTGGATCAACATAGTAATCAAGGCCAAGCACGTTTCCACGGATGCTTGTAGGGATCGCTGATCCTGCATTGTTCATAGGATTGCCAGCGTTGTAAATTGGTCGGCCAGTTGTATCTGTTGAACTGAGTAGCGTTGTCCAGATAGATGTACCAGAAACGAAAGACTTAGCTGTGCGCTTTGTCGCGTTGTAAACGGCAGGTGATTCTGTTGATACGAACGAAATCAAACCAGCTGAATCTGCCGCTGTTGCTGTTGCCTGAGTTCCACCAGCTGTAATTTGTGCAATTACATACTGATCGGTTGCCTGAGCATAAGCATCGCGGAGATTTGCCAACATGATTTCATAAAAGCTTGGATCTGATCGGTCAAGCAATTCGACAGAATAGCGTTGGAAACCCATTTTTTTGATTACTGTCGCATTTACATACGCTGAAGTAATTGCTGTTGTTCCAGTTGGATCTCCACCTTCAGCAACTGTCGCAGCTGTTGAGTTAGCAGTAATTTTTGGAATCGATACTGTCATGCCGTATGTGTTAAGCGCACGTGTACCACCGCATGCTTCGATCACTGGGCGATCAGCATTTGTGTTTTGTGCGACGTCACGAACATAAGACACTGGTGAAAATGCCGGGTTAGTTGTAAAGCTGTCATCTGCGGCCTTAACGTAAAGGCGTGATTCCTCGTTACCGAGACCTGCACGGATTGTGTGTTCAAGGTATGCGCCACCTGTTGTAATTGGTGAACGTACAGACTGGCTGTTTAGTGCTGAAGGAAGGATGATTGGGCGGGCTGCTTCAACTGACGGTGCAGCCGCTTCCTCGGTCTTATCCTCGTTAGGAGTTTCGGGAGCAGTTGTCACTGCGGCCTCGCTTTCTGTTTCGGTTGGTTGGTTTGTTTCTACTGTTTCGCTTTCGCTAGCAGCAATTTTTTGCACTGCCGCCGATTGGAAAGCGGCTGTCTCGACCAGGCTTACCTCTCGTAGGATTGCAGCAGTGACCAGGAGATAATCTTTTTCAGGCTTTGATGCTGTAACTTCAACACCAACGGATAAGCCATCCATCAACTGTTCCTGGGCGAGCAAAATTGCATCATTGCCCTTAGTGCTTGCACTTACTTTAAAACTTGCGTAAAGGCCATCATCATTTGATTGCATATTTTGCATGCGACCAATAACTTGTGAATTATCGTGAGACATAAGAAGTTTTACCTTTGAAGTATTAGCAGCTGTAATACTGCCCGGCGCAAATACAACTTTGCCTGCGCTTGTATTGCCGACCTCGTTATAAGGCGCAATCTTGCCTGCAATTATGCGGCGCTCTGAATTATCAACTGCTTCGATTGAACCACTAAACGTTAAGTTCATCAGTTTCTCCATTTCCGTAAGGGGTCATGCTTTCCATCTCGCGTGCATCCTCAACATCAATCAAACCAAGTGCAAGCATTTTTTCGATTGCTTCTAAACGTGCCATTGTGTCTGCACGTAAGAAAGTTTCATCAACAGCAAATTTAACTACGTTGCCATGTCGAGTAATATCATCCATGCTGAGGCGTTCCTCTATAGCGCAAATGTAAGGCTGCAAGGTGTACGCGACATACTCTTTCCTAGAATCCAAGACGTTTTGATAGGTCATTGAATTGTTCATATCTGCGCTAAGCATGAAAGCAGGCACGTTCATTAAACGCGCAATTTCAGTAGCCAAATACTGTGATGCCTCGTTGTACATCATGTCTTTAGGGCTAAAGCCGATATTCTGTACTTCTAATTGGCTTGTTAAATATGCAGTTGATCTGTTAGCTCTAGCTGCTTTCCATCCTGCCAAAATTCCCTGAATTTGTGCCTCAGGTAAATCTGCTCCGTTATTGCGAATTACAGAAGTAGCCATTGGAGTACCTGCACTTACCGCAGCTGCTTTCTGTATATCGATTGCAGCTTGAATAGTGCGACCGCCGGTATCTAAGACACCTGGCAGTAATGATTGAAAAGTTACAAGCGAACCAATACCAGACATAGGTACACGTGCGCCATCAACCAAGTAATAAGCAACTTGATAACCCTGCGCATCTGTTGAAACTGTTATGCGGGTATTTGCAACCCACTCGAAACCTGATGGTCTGCCATCGTCTGCGTACAAGGATGTAACGCGCCAATATGCAACGCCGTAAAAAATTAAACTATCAACTGTGTAAGCAAGAGTTACTGCGCGTGGCTGTCTAATATCTGGCTGCTCTAACCACAGCGGGCTTTCTAATTCCTCACCAGATGATTTCTTGTATAGCTCTAAAGGTAAATAACTAATAACGCCGCAAATTAAATTCCGGCATCGAGATACGGTTGGTACTTGCAAGGCCGTTGCGCGATCCAGGATGCCTGCGCCGTAACCGTTGTTAAATAGGCCGCCGTAGCTGTTTGTACCGCTGCCATAACGATCGGACATGATCGCAGGAGCAAGCTGTGCATCGATCTGCACTTTATCCTTGCTGCGGATGCCAAACGTTTCTAATAATCCCATGAATGGATTTTTTCAGTTTGTCAAGGATATTCGGGGAGCGTGTCGGCGTGTCTAACTGTAAACCTTTGCCTCACTAACAGGCTTGGAAAGGTGCAAGGTGACCATAGCCAGTCCGATACTGGCCGCAACCGATCCCGCAGATTTTTTACGTACGATTCTCCAACCTGTATCTTTACTAGAGCTAGCAACGTTAAGCATTTGCTGATCTAACTCGGCTTGGCCTGCATGGACAATCATTTTGTTATCAATTCTGTCTTTAAAGGTCGAGCAAGCAGTGTAGAACTGCGCACCGACACAGGCCTCTACTGCCACGCCTGAATTCTTTAAACGCTCGGCTATCGCAGCTGTGGTGTAGGAATCATGTAAGACCAGGCGCGGATGCCACTCATCGGCTTTCTTTTTTATGTCCACAGCAATCTGTAGCTCATCAACTGCGATAAGACTTTCCCAAGTCTGCAATAGCTGCAGGGCAATTCGGCCATCGGGTAGCAGCGCACCTGCCACAAGAGATGCCGACCGCCGAGTATGCGGATCAACATCGAAGGCAAACATGACCGTCATGCCTGGGTTCATCTGCATTTCTTTATCGGCCAAATCCTCCCAACTGCCAGGAGTCCAGGGAGATGTAAGCCCGGTATTTACCCACTGGCATAACGTCTCCGTACGAGCAGCCACGTTGGTACTCGTTGCAATCGTTTCCTCTATAGCTTCCTCGCTAATCAAAATTCCTAAACTTGGATTGGCCATAGCCCAGGCCTTTCTATCCCATATATCGCAATTCTCAGGGGCGCTGTATTCATAGAAACCTAAAGACCGGGGCGGCTTACTCATAGATCGCTCGCGCATGTTATTTAGTACCTCGGACTCAACAGTGCCTGCGTTGCTAGTGTAAAAGCGCTGTGAATTAGGCCGTGTAAGGGTGGTAGATTTACTGGCATCCATAGCGGCTTCGGATACCTCGCGCAGCTCATCAATCCAGAGAACATCGGCTGTAAGACCGCGAGCGCTGTCTGAGTTAGCAGCTACAACCTCGATGCGGTTGCCGTTCTCTAGGTGCAAGCCTTCATTACCTGTAGTTCTACGCCAAGCAGTATCAATCTTGCCACCCTTAACTTGCTTTAACAGAAAGTCATTTTTCTCAACAGTTAAAACCATGATCTCTAGGGATCGGATCGCCATCTTGCGCTGTGAGGACATCATAAGGATATTTTCCTCACCAAAGCAGAACAAGCCAGCCAGCATACGCATACGCATCATGTGCGATTTACCTGATTGGCGAGCGCAGCAAAACAGCGAGGACTTCTTTACGAACATGCCATTTTCATCGATGGTACTCATGTCATCCAAAATAAGACGTTGCCAGGGTAGTAGGGGTTGCCCGATCTTTTCGGCAAGTTCTGCGATCTCCCATCCTCGGCTTTCTCCCTTTAGCCAGGGTGTGTGAAGGCGTGGATGACTAGCCCCCAAAAGTTTCGGTTTAGTTTTACCAGCTGTAGTAGCCATTAGTTTTGATCCGTTCTAGACCGGGGCAGTTCATGGTCGGTTGTGGCCATTTTTGGCGCAAAAAAAGGCAAAAT